AATTAAAAAGCATGTACGCCCACCATTTGTAGTAGGTGATTTAGAGTATGATCTTGATACAGGCGATCCAATAAAGTTTAGACATGACGAGGGTGGAAAGTTACGACTATGGATAAACCTTACAAAGGATGGGAAGCCTTCCATTGAGCATGACATTATTGTTGGAGCAGATATTTCCTCTGGTACTGGTGCATCTAACTCAACTCTGTGTGGGTGGAATAAAGTAACAAAAGAAAAAGTATTTGAGTATGCAAACCCCAGATCAAGGCCAGAGGAACATGCTACATTTGCTAAAGCTATTTGTGTGTGGTTTGGGAAGCCAATGATTATTTGGGAGAGTACCGGAGTAGGAAGTCAGTTTGGTGGGAGATTAAGAGACTTGGGATACCATCATGTATATCTAAGAAAGAATGACGAATCTATCTCAGGAAAGGTATCTGATATTCCAGGATGGCCCGCTACAGAAAAAGGAAAGCGTTCTGTTCTTGGAAACTACCGAGACGGGGTGGAGGGATTTCATGCAATCAATAGGTCAAAGAGAGCACTAGAGGAATGTTTGGAGTATGTTTATAATCAAGCTGGTACTCCCTCACATGCACGATCAATGAACAAGGACGACCCATCTGGAGCAAAGGCTAACCACGGTGACACTGTTATGGCTGATGCACTTGCATGGAAACTTATCAGTAGTAGACGGCACATAGTTCAAACGCAGAAGAAAGAGGTACCATTAGGTTCTCTTGCTTGGCGAAGAGAGCAAAAAAGTAATAGGGATCGAAAACCACTACAGGAACTTAGCAAAGATTGGAATTAGAAATGAACATCTTCTCACGAAAAAAGAAAATTGAAAGTATAAACCCAAACAATGTAGAGCATTTTTCCAGGCTAACTGCAAGCATTGACTGGTCAGAGAAGCAGCTTGCATACCCAAGACGTAAGCGTATAGATGCAGTAAAGCAATACGTTGGCAAACACTACATGGAGCATGGTAGTAAAAAGATCATGCCCATCAATATCTCAAAGTTGGCTATTGATATTTATTTACGGCAACTTATTGCCCGTGCCCCAAGAGTGCTGGTTACTACAAAGCGTGGTGACTTGAAAGCAACTGCTGCTAATTTTGAGCTTGCTCTTAATCAGATTCCAGATGAGATACAACTAGGAAAAACTTTGAAAAAGTTTGTTCTTGAGGCTCTTTTTGGAATGGGTATTGTTAAAGTAGGACTAGCTGCCTCTAAGGAGATTGTTGGTCAGCCTTACGGGCAGCCATTTGTTGATAATGTTACACTAGACAATTATTTTTGTGACATGACGGCAGTTTCATTTGATAATATTCAATATGAGGGGAATGATTATTGGATGGACTATAAAGAGTTTATGGATTCTGGCATAGTTGATAAAAAATACAGAAAAGACTGTAAGCCAGACGACTATACTACAAATGGACCAGATGGATCAGAGAGGGCTGAGGGAATCACTAATAGAAGTTCTGCTGATGTGTACAAGGATCGTATCTGGTTACGAGATGTGTGGCTTCCGCAGGAAGGGCTTGTGCTTACTTATGGAGTAACGAGCAAGAAAAAGTTTGATGTGAGGGAATGGGAGGGGCCAGATAGAGGAATGTATGTAAAACTTGGATACACAAATGTTCCAGGTAACTTGCTTCCATTACCACCAGTTTCTATTTGGTATGATTTGAATGAGCTATGTAATGCGTTGCTTCGGAAGATTGGCCGGGAGGCAGACGCTTATAAACGTGTGCTCGGGTTTGATGGTTCTGACGATGCTGGTGTTACAGCTTTCAAAGAAGCTACTGATGGTGGCGGGATTAAATACACTGGAAGACAGCCACAAAACCTTGAGGCAGGTGGGGTTGATCCAAGGACACTTGCTACGTTTTTGCAAATGAAGCAGCTTACTTCATACATTGCTGGAAATTTAGACAGCCTCGGTGGATTGTCTGCTATGTCACAGACCATCGGGCAGGACCAGTTGCTTGCTGCATCTGCTAGTGCTCAGCTTCAAGACATGGCTGGTACGACTGTTGATGCAATCAAAGATATTTTCTATATGCTTGCATATTATGAATGGACTGATCCAATTAAAGAGCGTGAATTGGAAAAGAAAATTCCTGATATGGGTGATATGTCTATTCCTGTTAAATGGAACAAGGATGAAAAGCAGGGGGACTTTGATTTATACGATCTTGATATTGATGTGTATTCAATGCAGGATAACTCGCCACAAACAATGCTGCAAAAAATTGGAGCAGTTGTAAATCAATACATTATGCCGCTGATGCCGCTTATTCAACAAAAGGGTGGAGTTGTTGATGTTGAAAAGATTCTAAAGGACGTTGCAAAATATTCTGATACGTGTGAATATGTCAGTTTTGCAGATGACTTGCCAGAGTCTATGCAAGGGGCACAAGGACCAAGTTATACGTCAACTGCTCAAAAGACTCCAGAGCAACCGCAATCGCAACCCTCTGGTGATAATGATCTTATGAATCAGCTTATGTCAATGAAATAAAATACTTGACATTATACTAGAAGTATGGTATAATATAAGCAGAGGTAAAAATGTCAAAGTTTTTCCACTATGACAAAAAAACAGGGAAGGTGGTAGAGGGCCGTGCGAGGTGCGAAAGGCACACCGGCGACTACAAAGAGTTTGACTGCTATGCTCTTGGTGTTCACCCAGCACAAATTTCTGATTTAAGAAAGCATCTTGATTGTAGTGGGTGCAGAGATGTAGAGATTAGCAGAGAGGGTGATCCTAGAATTACCAGTGAAAGCCAGTACCGAAGAGTACGCAAAGCGATGAATGTTCATCCAAACAATTCTTTTACCAGCCGCTAGAAGAGAGAAAGAACTATGCCAACTGAAGCATTTTCAAAAGAACTAGAGTCTGCTGTAGATACTTTTATTAAAGATAAAGAAGAGCAACATTCTGCCGAAGAGAAGAATGAAGTTGATGATGCAGAAGATACAGATGTTAAAAGCGAAGATAAGCAAGGTAGTGAAGAAGTTCTTGGAGAAGGTGAGCCAGAGCCAGAATCAGAGGATGAGGAAAAACTTGTCCCTGATTCCGATACCAGTGAGGCCCCAGAGAAGGAAGTAAAGAAAGATAAGGCAAAGGAGCCTGATCTTCAGGTAATAAGCGACTATGCCTTAACTAAGGCCGTGCAGGCTGGATTAAGCGTATCTGAGGCCAGGACATTTTCAAGTGACGCTTCTTTGCTTACTGTTGTTGATACAATAGAAAGAAAGAGTAAAGATTCAAAGAAGGAAGAAGTTGAAGAGGAAGAGTTTGAAGGAGTAAAGATTGAGAATCGTGACGACTTTGAGCCAGACGTGCTTAAGTTGTTTGATTCCATGAATGACCTGCTAAAGAAGCAGAATGAAAAAATTAAGGGTCTTGAATCTAAGTCCGCTGATTATGGTCAGCAAACTTCTCGTGTTTCTCAAGAAGTTGCCGAGAGAGAAATTACTGATTGGTTTGATCGTAAAGTTGCTGGACTCGGCAAAGACTACGAGGATGTTTTGGGCAAGGGTGGGTACAACGAAATTGATAAGTCAAGTGACCAGTTTAAGAAGCGTGATGAAGTAGCAAGCCAAGTTGCCCTACTCATGGCTGGTTATCAAGCATCTGGAAGAGAAGTGCCTGATCGTGATAAACTGTTTGACCAGGCCACGAAGATGGTACTTTCCGATGAAATGCAAAAGGTAAAAGAAAAGAAACTAGCTAATGATTTGGGGAAAAGAAGTAAACAGCACTTAAACAGACCTGGAAGCAAGGCTGGCCGTGGGGCCGTGATTAAAGGTACAGACTATGATCCGCTCATGGACGTTGCTCAAGAAATTAACACTAAGTTTTTTGGAAAATAAAGTGCATTGAATTTTCTGCACAAAATAATAGTTTCCGCATGTTGATTTGTGCCATGCGTTGATGGATTGACGGTTGTTTTTGTAACAAAAAGGAAAGGATTTCATAAGATGGCTTTGCAGTTTTCGGATATTGATGATGCTGTCATTGCAACCCAGGAAGCTCTAATCAAAAAGGGAGCGTTTCTTGACTTGCAGACTGATTTACAGGACTTCATTGCGGCACGTGAGCTTTGGCCCACTCGGCAAAAGAAGTTCGATGGTGGAGACCCGTGGCAATTCCAGGCTCAAATTGACCACAACCATTCGGCCAAGTCCGTTGGCTTGTACGAGACTGATACCTCGGCTGATGCTGACACTTTGATCGAAGGTTATATGGATGTGCGGCATGTCAACGCTCACTATTTTTATGACCAACGACTGAAGGCGTTTCAGAAGGGCGGAAAAGCGATTGTTGACTTGGTGAACTCCAAATACATTGCTATGATGATTAGCTTTTATGAGTATCTTGAGGCAGTTTTGTGGGGGTCGCCAGCCGCCGCTGATGATACTACCCCACATGGTATTTCTTTCTGGGTTCAGAAGTGTGCTGGCGGAGAGGAAGGTTTTAAGGGGGTCGATCCAGCCGGTTATGAGGCTATCGGTCGCGCTCACATTCTTAGCTCTGCTCAAGAGAGGTGGGCTAATTATGCTGCCGACTACGCTGCTGTTTCTAAGGAGGATTTGGTTCGCAAGATGAGAAAGGCTTCCAGGAAAACCAACTTCCGAAGCCCCCTTTCTCACGCTCAGCCTGATCTTAGTGCCATGAAGAACGGTATCTATGTCAATGATACCGTTATCGGGCTGCTTGAGGAGGAGCTTGAGGATCAGAACATGAACCTTGGGGTTGACGTGGCGAGCATGGACGGTCGGACTTTGTTTAAGGGTACGCCTGTGCAATACGTCCCAAAACTTGACGCTGACACTGAAGACCCGGTTTACATGCTGGATTGGAAGTGGCTGGCCGTTGGTGTGCTTAGTGGTTGGGAAAACAACCTTACTGCTCCCTACATGGTTCCAGGTAAGCATACCGTTCGTCGTGTTGACTTGGACTGTTCGCTGGAAATGGTTTGCACTAACCTGCGTAGGCAGGCTGTGTTGGCTAAAATTACCTAAACAATAAGAAAGGATAAATACTCATGGATTGCGGACTAAGCGGACCTGTTCAGCAAGGTCTTGTTAAGCGGCGTATGTGCTGGTTTGAAGGCAACGGCTCTTCTGTCCAGACCCTTTATCGTGGTATGGGAGTTTGCTTGAACAGCGATTATGGTACTGCCACTGCTGCTGATTTTAAGCGTACCAACCGCGTCGAGCTTCCTAAAGATGCCAACGATCTGTTTTTCGTTGGTGTTCTGGCTCGGGATTATTCTATTCCGGCTAGTGGTTGCATGGTTGAAGTTGATCTTCCTGGCAGTGCTTGTGTGATTCGGCTCACTGCTGGAGTTAGCACTACAGTTGCGTCGTCTGTGTGCGTCTGCGTGCAGGATACTGGTCTATGGAACCTAGTTGGTGCCGAGACTGGTAAGGGCACTGCTCGTGCATTGCAGACCATTACCGGCGGTGGTAGTGCTTTGGAGTGTATGGCTATTTTGGAAGAGGGTGCTCAGTCTGGCCTAGAGGCTGACTAAGGTAATTGCAGGGATGGACCCACTTGTGGGCATGGAGGCCCTTGTTCTCTCTTCCAGGGGCCTTCATGTTTTATTTATGAAAAATAAATTGAAAGAAGTAAAGGGAGAAAAAGCTGACGGATGGGTTGCCGGTAACTATCATAGGTTCTTAAAAAGACAGAAGAATCGTATTGAACGTAAACGAGCAAAACAAAATCCAGAGTGTGTGCCTGCTTACGGAAAGCATAGAGGCTGGGAGTCATAATGTCCGAAAGTAGTTTATCCATAGGTTTTCCTGAACTTCAGATAGAGGTAGGGTATCTGCTAGGTTATGGTCGTACCCCGGCCAACTGGTCGGTTGCTCAGGAAGCCTTGATTGATTCGATAGTACAGAGTGGGGTTCGTCGTGTGTACTTTCCACCTGCTGTGAGCGACGGAAAAAGAATTGTGGAAGCCGGATATGAGTGGTCATGGCTTAGGCCAACCACCACACTTGTTATAGAATCTGGTACAGCAGACTACGATTTGCCCGATGACTTCAGCAGGTTGGTTGGTAATTTTCATTATGCTGAAGCTGAGTATAAAAATCCAATTACTCAATTTTCCGTGGGAGATATTTTAGCTTCAAGAGCTAGGACTTCTACTACTGGAATACCATATAAATGTGCTGTTCGTTTCAAGGAATGTGACGGCACAACTGGATCAAGACAAGAAGTTTTGTTTTATCCAGAACCGGATGGTGACTATACACTAAGTTATGAGTATGAAGCATACACCGGGGCCTTGTCCGATGATGCTCCTTATCCGCTTGGTGGAATGAAGATGGGGGAGCTTTTTATTGAATCGTGCCTTGCTGTGGCAGAGGCTAGGATGGATCAAGAGGCAGGTATTCATACTGCTACTTTCCAGACGTTGCTTATTGATGCTATCATGCGTGACAAGAAACAAGGTGCTGTGCATTATGGGCAGATGGGTAGCAGAGGAAATGAGGCAAGAGAGTTTCACCGTGGGTATGATGGCACTGTTCACGAATGTTACTATAATGGTGAGTTGTTAGAATAATGGCCCCGTTAGTTACCATTGCTAGTTTGATTGCGGATAGGGCAATGCAGCCTTCAGCAGATCAAATGATGGAGACTAAGCGTTTAGAAGAGCGAAAAAGAATAGAAGAGTTTTATAATAAAAGGCAGGCCGCATATATGGCAGACAAGAGGGCCAAGGAAGTACAAACTGCCCCACTAAAGTATCCGTGGTCAATTAAGGCCGCTGGTCCGGGGTTTCAGAATTTGTATGATGTGGTAGGATTACGAAAAAGTAGGCCCGAAGAACTACAAGGAAAGAGATAATGGCTGCTTCTACTGTAGCGCTGGCAGGTGGTGAAAGCGAATTGATTATTGCTGCTGATGAGCACCGAGATCATATTACATTGCAACTACAATCGTTCAATAGTGTTTACCTTGCTATTGGTGAGGCTGCCGTTGACGCAACTGGTATTTGTCTATTTGTTCCTGGGTGTTCCGTTAGAATTTTTGGAGACAAAGCACGGCAGGCTATTTATGGTTATGCTGCTGGGGCTGCTAATGTTGGAATAGAGACGTGTGAAGATATTGAATATAGGCCCGGCTCCTTTATCTGGTTCTTCTAATGGCAGCATACGGTTGGACGATTGATGCAGATGAAGCAACTGAGATCATCCCGGCCGATCCATACCGGGATGAGTTGGTTGTGCAGTTTCATACAGGTAAATGGGATGAGGCAGTAGACCCAGTATACCTTGCTCTAGGAGAAGTTCCTGTCATTGGGACAGGGTTGGTACTTGGGAATCAGGGATGTTCAGTGCGAATATGTGGGCCAAAGGCACGGTTAGCTGTTAATGCAATTTCTGCCAGCGAATCATCCGGTGGAATTGAAACACATACCAGCCTTGAGTATAGGCATGTGCCAAACTGGCCACCATTTTGGAATGATAATGATAACCCGGAATATCCACGTTATCCGAGTTGGCCTAAATAGTATTTTTGTAAGTTGCTCATGTAGAGCAGCTATTATTTTTTCTACGCTCCCAAGGAAAGGGTGAACGGAAATGATTCAGAGAATCGCAAAGTTATTGAGGATTCAGCCTCCTGTTGTGGCTGATGAAGGATTGTTGCTTGCTTCAGGAGCAAGCGTACCTAGTGCTGTTTATGGGTATCAACCAGGGGCATTGTTTCAAGATACTACCAATGGTGTGCTTTATGTGAATGAAGGCACTCTAGCTTCTTGCACATTTGCCCAAATTTCTGCTCTTACTGCTGCTCAGGAAGCGTTGCTTGGCGCTACTGCTGGCACGGTAGCCGCAAGCAAATGTGTTATTGTTGACGCTTACAAGACGTTGCGTTGGGGTGGGTTTAATACATCTGCCGCTCTTACTGACGCCGTTCCTTTTGCGTCTGTTCCTAACACTTGGTCTGATGGTCAGCTTGATGTTCTGGCTGTGTTTGGTGGGTGTGCCACTAATCTTGGTTCTGCTACAAGTGCAAAATGTGGAAGGTTCCGCCATGTTCTGAATGGGGCAGTTACCTTCGAGCAAGAAACTTATGGCCTTGTTGGTCAACTGGTTGTTAAGACTGGTACTCTTGGTCATTACCATGCTGGCTTGATGGGTACTGTTGAGTCCAACGGTGGTTTTCATGTTGGTAACTCACTGGCCTGCACCGCTGCTGTTGCTGGTCGCCCTGGTGGAGCTTCTATTACGATTGACGCTAGTTGTGTTCTTGCTGGACTGGCTGCGTTAAGCAATGTCACTGCAATGACTCAGACTGGTAAATACGTCGGGGTATTTGTTGACGTTTGCTCTCCTGGCACTTCCACTCCTTTCGGAATTGGTGTTTATATTCCTGCTGCCGGTGCGACACAAGGAATTGTAGTGGAGACTGTTCCTACTTCTTACTTGTTACCATCTGTCAGTGTTGGTGTTTATGGGACTCCTCTGGTTGAGACAGCACTGGTTGATAATATTGCTTTTAGTGTCAACCTTTCTACTGCCACTAACAAGACTGCTGCCGATACTTCCACTATGGCTGCGTATGTTGGGGTGTCCAACACTGCTGCAACTACAAATAACAAGTTGCAAGGCTTGCTTGCTAGTTGCTCAGTTGGTTACAACTGCTACGACGCCTATGCTGTACAGGGCCACACTACGGTTGGTGCTGGTGGAGTATCTACTCAGAACGCAAACGCTCACATTACTGGTGTGTCTGGTAAGTGTGTGCTGACTGGTGCTGTTGGCCAAGGCTGGGTTACTGGTGTTTTAGCCATTGTTGAGGGGGCTGGTGCCGTCACTGGTTTGTGCCACGTTATTGCCGCTCAAGTAGAGGCTACTTGTGGTGCTAACGCCGTGGACGCCATTCTGTTCCTCGGGGCGGATCAGACTACTCCTTCTGCAGTTGAGATTAGCGACTCAGCTAAACTAACCAACTTTGTGAAGTTTAGTGCCTCTTCGGGGTGTGTTGATGAGCACTCTGCTGGTTCCGCTGCTTCTGGAAAACAGATTATCATAGATATTGGTGGAAGCCCTTATGCTATTGCTGTTTGTGCGGTTGGAACCTAGCATTTGACAAATAAAGCCAGCTATGCTATAATATGGTAGTGTAGCTGGCTTGTTTTCAACATTTGCTGAAGCTACTATTTTTAGTGAAAAGGAGAGAGAAATGAAACTGACTGTACTTGAGCGTTTGACTTTGCTTGGCTCCCTACCTGAGAAGGGTGACTTCACCACTCTGAGGATTGTTCGCAAGCTCAGGGAAGACTTGTCATTTGCTGAAGAGGAACACGAGCGGCTTGAGCTTAAGCAACAGGACGGGCGTATTTCGTGGAACCCTGTTGTTGATGGTGATGGCAAGGAAGTTGAAATTGGAGAGAAGGCCAACGACGTAGTTGTAGAATCCCTCAAGAAACTTGACAAGGAAAAGCAGCTAACCGCACAGCATATTAGTCTGTGCGAGAAGTTCTTAAAGGACTAAGAGATGGCAAAACGCCGCCGAGTGGATGTACCATTCCCCCTTGGTGGACTTAATCGTAGGCAAGGCTACCAATCACAGCCGCCTTACTCCAGTCCATCGTGTCTAAATGTACGTGCTATAGACACCATTGAAGAAAGACAAAGGGGCGGTTCTCGGCCAGGACTTCTCAAGTCTCATATTACTGATCTCGGTTCAGAGGTCAGGCTTCTTGCTCCCATGACTCTTGCATTGGGAGGCAATTTTTCTGCATGGTCTGATAACTTTGATGGAACAGAGCTATCATCTGTGTGGGCACAGGCATCGTGGTCGGATGATGTGCCTCTTATTCTTCCCACAGGTTTGGCTAGCATTGATTCAAGTGTTGATGATGCAGCTATTGTTTTAGGTGCACTTACCATTGATACATCTGAGATATATACCATAGAAGCACTGCTGGTTCCGTGGGCAGGAGAGTGGCATGGTTCATACCATCTATATCTAAGATTAGATGATACTACGCCTGATATTGAGACAGACGGTATACTTGTTGAACTAACTCAGACAGGTTTAACAGGAGCATATACTGCTAGTCTTAAATCTTATGATGGTGGTGATGAAACAGAAACAGACACAGCAACGGGAACAGATAGTTCATTGTCACCTGCTTGGCTCTCTGTCACGGTAGATGGTGATGACATAACAGTGTATTGGAATGGTAATGAAATTCTTTCAGGATCAGTGGACACGCATACTGGTAGCCGTGTTGGCTTTGGCTTATCTTGCTCTGTGGATGGGTTTCTTTGTCTTCTAAATACATTCAGAGTTCAGTATTATACTACAGGTGATGCCCCTACTTTAAGGTCGATGCTCATTGTGTCTGCTGGTGGTAACTTGTGGTATGAGTCTACTTATGGCAGCCTGTCACAAGTAGTATCTGATTTGGATGTTCGTGATGATACGCTACTTCAGTCTACTCAGAGTGGCCAAAAGTTATACATAGCAGATTATGGAAATGTTAGAGCCACAGGCACAGATGGTACTGTGTCTGGTGCAGAGTTAGATTCAGCTACTTACGCAGACTGGTCTACACTAGGAATTGATGTAGATACAGATGTCGTAGTTATATCCAATGAAGGTGGTGCTACTGTAGCTGGCACTTACACGATTGATTCTGTTGCTGCTGGTGCTGTTACCCTTACGTCTGCCCCTGGCGATGGAACATGCTCATTTAGAATTGAACGCGGGCCAAAGGTATTTGATCCGGCAACACAGACTCTTACTCTAATGACGGCTGATACGGGCCAAGTTCCAACTGGTTGCTCACTTATCGCCCGTCACCTAGACAGGGTGTTCTTGGCTGGTGCTGCTATAGCTCCTCATGTGTGGTACTGTGCTAGGCAAAGTGATGAGCTTGATTGGGACTATTCACAAGAAGATTCACAAGCAGCAGTAGCTGGTACAGCAAGTTCTGCTGGCGTTCCTGGAGAAGCAATTACAGCATTGATTCCGCATACTGACGATTACCTTGTAATAGGTTGTCGTAACTCGATGTGGAGGTTGCTTGGAGACCCAGCAGCAGATGGTAGTTTGTACTCTATCAGCAGAACTATAGGAGTTATTGGAGCAAATGCTTGGTGCTGGTCTCCAAAAGGAGAGCTTATATTTCTCTCCCTTAATGGATTGTATGTTGTTTCTCCCTATGACTCGGATTCTGTTTCATATCCTGTACCTATTTCTCCAGAAATTTTGCCAAGAGAGTTTAGAAATATAAATCCTGACACAACTATTTGTTCGCTGGAGTTTAACAACCAGGCTTATGGTGTACATATATTTCTTACCAGCATTGCATCCAATCAACGTAAGCATTGGTTTGTGGATTGGAGCAACCAGATAAAAACATTCTGGCCGGTGTCACTAAATGAGGACCACGAGCCAACATGCACCTGTATGTATCAGTCTGTAATTATCGAAGACTCTGGAATTATACTAGGGTGTAGAGATGGGTTTCTTCGTAGGTTTAGTGATCTTGCTGAAAATGACGACGGAGAAGACTTTACATCTTATGTTGTTATTGGTCCAATTAAACTTGCACCGGACGGGTTGGACGGTTGCTTGACAACTCTTGATGCAAGCATTGCGTTTGGTAGTGGTGATGTAACATGGGAAGTTGCGGCAGGTGAAACATACGAAGAGGCTGCAAGTAATTCTGCTTCTGATACTGGTACATGGACTGAAGGGCTAAATGCAACTGTGTATCCCGCATGTCGTGGCCAAGCATTCACGCTTACTATAACTGGTGGGGCTGGAAGAAAGTGGGCCTTTGAAAATCTGGTAACTACTGCTAAGCCAAGTGGCAAGAGGCGTATAATCTAATGGCCAGTAGGATTCCTAACGTACAGAGTAAAGCTGAAGTACGGAGAGCGTTTCAACGCTTGACCAGAGATACTTCATTTTTACTTAGTGGAGACGTTGGGGAAGTTCTTATTGGTGCTGGAAATGGAGTTATCCCAACGTGGTCAACTGAGCTTACTACGCTTACTAAGTTGACTGTTGATAGTATTACGATTAACGCAGCGGTAATATCTAGTGCTACTGGTGCAGTAAGTTTTGATAATGATGATATAGTAACTACTGGAGATGTTTACGCAACTGGGATTGCTGCGGTTGGGGCGTTGTTTGGAGATGATCTAGCTATTGTTGCTGGGATTATAGCAAGTGTTTCTGGTACAATTAGCTTTGATGATGACAACATAACCACTACGGGAACGGTTAGTGGTGTAAATGTCACAAGCGGGGTTGACCCTGGACATACACATACAGCAGGAAGCATCACAGAAAGCGACCCAGTTTTTGTTGCGTCAGCGGCGTGTGACATAACGGCAGATGACATAACAAACTGGGATACAGCATATGGCTGGGGGGACCACTCAGAAGAAGGATACTGCGTTGCAACAAGGTCCGCTGTGGCATACGAAGACATTGATGCTGGAGAAGTTATATACATTCGCTTAGATGGTTTAGCTGCTCTCGTAGCAGCAAACTCTGAACACGCTAATAAAATAGCTGGGGTTGCAGTAACATCTGCCACAAGCGGAAACAATGTTTCATTTATTGTTATAGGCCCAATAGAGCTAGCTAACTGGACTGCTATTGCAGGTGAAGCTGCTCTTACTATTGGTACAATATATTACTTAAAAGAGACAGTAGAGCCTGGGCCAGAGAATGTTCCTTCGTATGATAACGATGGTGGAACAGATGACCGTACTGGTATCATAGTAGTATCTACTACTATGTCTTATAATGGTACACTAAGCAAACTTGTTGATGGAGTTAAAACTTTAGTAGCAGATTCCGTCTGGTGGAGTGGCACGGTTGATGATAAATATTTAAGGTTTGATTTTGGTATTGGGGAAAGCAAGCAAATAACAGAGGCTAAGTGGTATCAATCTACTACAGATTCACATGGTACATGGAAGTGGCAAGGCTCAGATGATGCTGTTTCTTGGAGTGATATAGGTGCATCATTTACACTTGGTGGAGCAACTACACAAACTCAAACAACACTTAGCGAAAATGGTATAGGTTATAGGTATTATCAATTATACGGTGTTAGTGGAAGTGCCAGTGTTAGTCCTTATATCTATGAGATAGAGTTTGAGATAGCTGACTTTTTGCCAACTACCTCTGGAAAGATTACCAGTACAGCCCCTACAACTGATGGGTCTTATGTAATTCAAGTAGGAAGAGCACTTACTACTACTGTCCTCAATGTTAATATAGCTCAGTCTATTTTATTGTAAAATGTCACTGCATAAACCGTTAGTAATAGCTTCAGGTCAAGTAGAGCAAATACAAGAGGGGGATACCCTACTTGCCTTATTGACTCCTCCTGCTGGCACTATTGCTGCTGGTACTGCACCACTAAAGCTACTTTCTGGAGTAAGTCTTACGGCTCCTGAAGCTGGGGCGATTGAGTTTACGACTGACAATTTATATTTTACGATTACAACTGGTATAGCCAGGAAGAATGTTACGTTAGATGAGGGGCTAACCACCGGGCGTGTGCCATATGCTACAACTAACGGAAGGCTCACTGATGCTGCTGCGTTGGCATTTGATGGGACGACACTATCGGCCACACAATTCTCCGGCGGTGGTGCTTCTGTTACTGGGGTGGTTCATAATAGTGGGGAAGTGGATCATGGAGGAGTTGGGGGGCTAGGTGACGATGACCATTCTCAGTACCATACAGATGGCAGAGCAGCAACTTGGTTAGCAGCTAACCATGAAACTACTTACAATCACGCTAATTATGATACAGCATACGACTGGGGAGATCACGCTAGTGCTGGGTATTTAACATCGGAAAGTGACACCTTAGATTCTGTTGTTGGTCGTGGATCGTCAACTGCAAGTGGGGTCACAGTTGGTAATCTGACTGACTCTGCACTTACCAGTGGAAGAGTGGTAATAGCCGGTGCTAGTGGCTTACTTGGGGACAGTGCATCACTGACATGGAATGGTAGCATATTATATGTATCTGGGTATTCTGTTCAGAAACTTATTGCAAGCAATATTGCACTTTATATTGCAACTACTGGAGATGATAGTACAGGGGACGGTTCAGCGGGTGCTCCTTGGTTGACAATAGGAAGGGCACTTACATTTTTAGAGGATAAGATTGTTGCAAGTACGGCTACCGTAGATATTGTTGTAGACTATGGACATTATTATAATGTTAATCTTATTTGGAAGCATCCAAATTCAGCATCAATTACTTTACAGGCATTAACAACTTTATCAAAGACACTAACTTCTATTCAATCTTCTTCAGGTAGTTCTGGTGCTTACGATTTTATATTAAATTTGAATACTATCACTGACATAACTGTTGGTGATTATATTAAAGTACCATATAGTGTAACCGGGGGAACTAACCCAACCTATTTACAAGGGTGCTGGGAAATTACGAATGTTGATGTGGTTAATACTAGAATTACCATATCCTCATCCCTGGTAGGGGCAACTTTGCCAAGTGGAGCAGTTGCGGGCACAGTATATATTTTGAGGGCAATTTTACATGGTGGAACGGGGTCTATGTTTGACGTGCTATCGGGAGCATGTTTGAATCTTGCTAATGTTGCACTTGTTGGCCCCGCCCCAGGTACGACTTGGAATGTGGGGCTTACATTACGAGGAGGAGCAAGCCTAAACACAAAGTTAAACATAGGGTTTTCTAACCACTGGGCGGGGATATATTGTTATGCAGGTTCAAGTGGGTATTTGCGTGGACTACCAATTTCCAAATGTACTTATGGAATTATAACTTCCGGCTCCAATGTAGACTTGCAACAATCAGTGATAGTTGGTAATACAGTAGGTCTCTCTTCTAGTTGTGCATTATTTTATTACAATCAGGGAGTGATTATTGGAAATACTACTAACATCTCACGTAGTTATCAGCAAGGAATTGAGAATCTAACGGCAGGCAGGATTCCATACGCACAAAGTTCAAATGTACTAACTGATAGTTCTAATCTCACCTATGATGGATCATACTTAAAATCGAACGGTTATAAATCATCGGATGGATCGGCTGGGACGGCAGGTAGCTTCACAACTGTAGATGGTAAAACTGTAACAGTAAAAAGTGGGTTAATAACAAGCATAGTATAATGGGCGGAGCATACACAGCAAAACCTGATGTAGTTCCTGAAGTGGATTATCCACCAGGATGGAATATTAACTGGCCGTATCCAGGCCCATTTCCTCCAGGCTTTAGTTGGCAAGACTTGCCGGAAGCAGAAGATTTACCTGAAGAAGAACAAGATGATAATGGCGACCCTATTCCCAGGATTTTAGTATTTCCAACTTCCGGGGTATATTGTTATGAACATGATGACGGCGTTCAAAGTTATGGAGCAGAAACTTCTTTTATAGTAATGCTTACAGCCCGGCCAACACAAGGATCAATAACTATTCCATTTACGGTTGGTGAAGAGTCTGCAACACCAAGTTATGGTGGAGTTACATTTACAGATACTAATTGGAACATACCAAGAAAAATTAACCTTGCAGGATGGAACAACAATATAGTTAGTGGTGATAGGGACGCAACTGTTACTGTCGGTCCCTCAACAAGTTCTGCCGTAGATTATGAGGGATTGTATGGACATTCAGTAGATGCTACTAATTATGAAATCGTAAATAAAATAATTGCTATTATCTACCCACATGATATTGATGTTGGCTATGCACCAAACCCTATAGCTGGTGATGCTGAGTGGTGGGAGGATGGTCCAAGGGAAGACTGGATTGTAGTACGATTGTCTATATATGAGGTTGCCCCAGGTGTTACTGATTTGCAGACAATAGTAGAAAGTGGATTAGAAGTTGCTTATAGAAATGCAATATACACACATGATGATGGTGTTGTATATGAAGGAACCTCTTCTCAATATGGTGGGTTTTCAACCGTAGCTGAAAACTTGCAGCCTGATAAAAAGTATGTGGTTGTTACTAGCTTGTGGATAGATGGTACTTATGAGGATTCTTCCTGTAGCATAGGTGGTGAAACAAACTACACACGAATATTTTTTTATCATGCAGAATCAGGTGAGGATGATGTAATTTTGGAAGATTACCATGCTACTGGAGAGCAGGTAGGAGAGTTTGGTAAAGAGAAATTTTTATGTTGGGCACAGCTAGATAATTCTGATACAGAGCCAGAAACAAAATTAGACAAGCTAACTACCTCCTATGAAGATGTATTGTCTGATCCACAAGAGATATAGTAATGCCAGCACCACGATCTGACTTTATGAACTTGTTTGCGTATGGGGGGGATTATGTATCTGGTGGTGGGTATATATTTAATGAATACATGGATGGTTATGTTGGAGATTGGAGAAGAAGAGTAAATACTGTTATTGCAGAAGAAGATACCGTTAGAAAAAGATTTTGGATATGGACTCGTTGGATGGATACAGGGAGTTGGTCTTTAACTACTATTGGAATAATTGATGAACATGGTCGTATGCGGCCTCCATTTGGAAGTTATGATGCTATTGAAGAATGGAGTAGTAGTCCAAGAGTAGGAGACGAGGAGCAAGGAGTCTGGTGGTTGGTGCAGCTTACACAGGCTCCAAAAACTACTACTGAGGGCGTTGGTACTACCAAACCACTAAAGGGAACTATTGGGTGGAGGGCGTGTACTTTAACTGTTACATCCTCTATTACATATAATTACGTTAGAGACGAAAAGTGGGGTGATGGGTTCTATACGAAGGAAGCCGACCTACATGGTGAAGTGTATGACTCAATTACCGAGGAAACAACAGTATTTGATGCACACTACACTCGATGGGGTCTTGCAGTTAGCTGGCCGAGAGAGGCAGTAGATGCATTTCCTGGAAGCTACACAAAGCACTTTAATTATGAAAGTGAATCTGAGGCTGGAGAAGATTTAATTTCATTAGGAAATGATGATATAAAAACTTGGGATTACTATAGGTCTTTACTTTAGGAGAAATAAAATGTACGACCCTTATCTTGCTTACTCACCATTTAGGCTTCAGGAGGCTCAATTAGAAGAACAACAAAGGCAGTTTGATGTCAGGACTGGCTTGTATAAGCAAGCATTTGAGAGAAATAAAGAGACTGGTACAGGACTTACTAGCTTAATAGACACATACAATAAGTCTTTTGCTGAGGCCAAGGCTGCTAATGAAGTGAAGTACCAGCAAGCATTGGGACTGGTGGATCAAACCACCGGCCAGCAACGGGCTGACGTGCTTAGCCAGTTTCAAGGACAGCGTGCTAACACCATGCAGCAACTTGCTAGAACTGGGTTGGGAAACACTACAGTTGGTTCTACCTTACAGCAAGGATTACAGCGTGAGCAAACTGGCGCTCTTAATAGAGTGTCAGATCAAATGCTCGGAACTAAGCTAGGAGTAATGCAAGGCTTTGAGTATAAGTATCCTGACACTGATGTTGTGTCTACTGGTATCAAGGCTCTTACTGATTTAGCAACTTCCTATCCATCTTTTTAAGGTACTATAATGCCAAGTAATACAAGAACAACTAGACATATAAATGTCCCAACTCAGCTAGATTGGGAAAAGTTTTGGCATGAGAAGGAACGCCATTCTCCAGAACGCTTAGATCGTATGCTGCGTACACGTATGCACACTGAGGGGGTTGAGGAAGGGTGGCGAAGAAGGACCGGGCTTGAGCAACAGGCTTCAGAGCAGCGTATTAAAGAAAAAGCTGCAATGGACGCAGCTACTTTTGAGAAACGGTACACTGCAAAGCAGAAGTTAGAGATTGCCAGGATTAAAGGTGCTAAGCAGTCTGTAATGAACAGCCCTAATTGGAATGATAAAGAAAAACAAGCTGCCATCCGTGCATTAGAGTTGCAAGAACTTGGCATAGAACCTAGTGATCTTCCGAAAACCACTCCTTGGCCAAAAGGCGAGGGTGTAGGTGAGCCACATCCAAAATATGGTGGCATTGTTACGAGAGACCCAGACGGTAGTCAGAGAATTTTATTTCGCCCGGATCAAATGCCCGCTTGGCAAGAAAATGAAATGAAAATTAAAACTCAGCAAGAGCAAGGGAAAATTGCAGCAGAGAAACGAAAACTAGTAGCTGAGTTAATGATAAAAGGCGTGGCAACTGGAGAGATAGATAAAGCTACCCTTACTGAAAAAGTAAAAAAGTTTTCAATAGATGAGGCTCGTAAGTTTGTTGAAGACCTTTATGGTGAGGGAAAACAAAAGCCTGGATGGGCACAGCAGGCCGAAGAGGCTGGAATGAGGGTATCAGAGAAAGATTACGAGTTGCCAGAAACTATAGGTTATGCAAAGACATTTGTTGAAAATGTAAAAGGAGAGTATGGCAGTTTTGCTAAGATGCCACCAGAGTTGCAAGATAAGTATCGTCAAGCTCTTGACGCTATAAGAGAGTATCAACGACAAAGGGAATAAGATGGCTGATTTACTTGAGTTTATTCGTGAATCAGAAGAATGGACCGCTGGAAGTAAAAAAGGTTTTAAGAAAAAACCAGAGGAGGATACTCTAGCTAAATTTGTTCAGGATTCAGAGCAAGAAGTAAAGGATTATTATAAAAGAAAGGAAGTTTCCGCTATGCGGGAAGGTGCTGGGCAGTCTTTAGACGCTAAGAAGAGGGCCGTTCAGACTGCACAGGGTTACTGGATAACTCCAGAAAAAGGTGCAGGCCATACTACTGCTGTAATGAAGGGCCAAGTACAGGCCAATAAGGAGGAGTATGAATCAAGAAGGCGTAAGTACCTTCGTGATACTTTTGCTTACGGTTTGACGGAGCCATTAAAAGGATTACGAAAATCTCCAGCAAAACTTGCTGCGAAAGAACTAACTGATCCTATTGACCGGCAATGGCTGGCTGAGGAGGTAGGAAAAGTATCGGAGCAAATGGAGTCTAGTAGGAAGCGAGAGTATTCCAAGAAAGGCTTTGCAGGGCGTTTTCTTGAACGTGGGGGACAAGTTGCTGGGGAATTCACCGGTGGTGGAACAGAAATGCTAGAGGCTGCAAAAAAGCTAACAGGGTTTGCTGGTGGAAAAATGAGCAGCCCTGAGGACGTACGCTTTTTGCAGGGGCTTGAAGCAGCTAAGGCTTCAAAGTATCCAGACGTTCCAAAGGATGTTGGGCTTTCTGGAAAGGCTGCGACCGGGGCGGCATCAATGGCACCAGACATGGCTGGTGGTCTGCTCGCGTTTATGGGACTAGGCCCTGCTGGAGCGATGTCTTATTGGACTGCTCGTGTAGCTCCAGAGCGTGTAGAAAGCTATCGTGCTGCTGGTATGTCTTCTGCTGAGGCTGTTGCCGCTGGTTCTATTGAGGCTGCCGGTGAAGCCGCAATAGAATTGATAAACATTGATCCTACTGGTTTAATGAAAAGAGGATTATCTGGTCCGTTAAAAAAGGCTATTATACGAAGCATAGAAACAGTTGCAAAACGTGTTGGTGGAAAACCATTAGCAAGCCTTTTAGTTCATCCCGTCGTTCGTGAGGCTGTTGGTGCTGGAAAGCGTATTGGATTAGAAACTTTGGAGGAGGGACTACAAGGCGGTTTGGAGTCTATAGGACAGTCTGTAGCTGAATATCGTGGTGGAAGCATCTCGTCTGATGCAACTATCGGAGGAGAGCTTGTTGCCGCCGGAAAGTCTGGACTAAGCCAAATGGCTGAAGCGGCCCCTGGTATAGCTGTTCTGGGGGGCGTAGGCTCTGGGGGGCGGCTGCTATCTGAAAGGAAGCAGTTACACAAAGTAGTCGGTAAGGTATTAGAGTCTGCTGACTCTGATAAGACCCCATCACGTTCTCAGTGGCGTGACTGGGGCCTTGACCCCAAGGATGGCAAGTCAGCCAAGCAACGCAAGGAAGGCGTACAGCAAGCTGCTGAGGCTATTAGACAGCAGGCTACACAGGTTACAGAGGAGACTGCTGTAGTGCAAGGGGCACCTGTTGTGCAGGAAGTAGCTGGTGGAGAGCAGAAACAGGCTGTGCCTTCTTTGTTAAAACCATCCGATACTCCTGGACAAAAAAAGACAGCCAGTGCAATTTCTGAATTACTTATAAAGCAAACAGAGGGGCAGGTTAGCGGAAGAAAGGTACACCAAGAGGTAGCTTCTGAATCTCCATATTATGTTTTAACTAACGTACCCATTGACTCATTATCTAGGTCGGAAGATGCAGATGTAGTTCCATCAAAAGCAGACTTAAAAAAAGGACCAGTTATTGTACGGGCCAATGGAGAAATTTTGGATGGTAGGCATAGAGTAGCAAATGCAAAGCTACGGGGGGAAACAGAAATTGAAGCGTGGGTTCCGATTAAGCCTCCATCATCTGAACAAACTACTCCTACCATATCAGAAGGCACGCCTGAAGTAATGCCTTTTGCTAGAGGGCAG